CAGACAGAAACACATACTCCCCATCAGAAGTTTCGTTTGGAAGTGCTCGACCAGCCTTCTGGAACTGCAAAACCTGCGGTCACGAGTGGAATACGCTGGTATACAGCCGTGCTCGAGGGACAGGTTCTGGTTGTCCAATTTGTGCTAAACGAGCACGACAAGCAAAGTTTGCGGTAAAATAATCAGATGGCTACATACGATTTCTACTGTTCCGACTGCGACGACGTGGTTGAAGTTGTCTACGGAATGAGCGAAGAACAACCCAAGGTTATCTGTGAAGTATGTGGTAAACCTCGTCGAAAGAAGTTCACGTCTCCCCCTTTGAACATCAAGGGTGAGTTCGGTGGCGCTGATAAATACATTATGTAAGGTAGGGTAAGACAATGACACAAAAGAAAAAAGACGAAGAAGTTGAGTGGATTCCGCTCGAACGCATGGACACTCCTTTAATATCAGACATTCCAATTGATGAGTTGACTCAAGCACTCGTAGAGCCCTTTGACTACAGCGCTGAACATGCGGAAGTTTTTTATCCGTATAAGTTACCTACCGACTTTCCTACGGACTTCGGGGTTGGGATTATTGTCGGGGCTTCGGGGACGGGAAAGTCAACTCTCCTTAGTGAGTTTGGTGAGCCTGTGTTTCCTAAGTGGGAGCCAGACATGACAATTGCCTCTCATTTTGCTGACCCCACTGATGCCAACGAACGTCTCTCGGCTGCTGGACTGATGTCAGTTCCCGACTGGGTCAAGCCATTCTCTGTACTGTCTAACGGTCAGAAGTTCCGTGCCAATCTTGCTCGACAACTCATCAACAATGCCGTCATCGACGAATATACTTCCGTCGTCGACCGCAACGTAGCAAAGGCTGCGTCTTCAGGTTTGGCGCGATATGTACGAAAGAACGGAGTGCGCGGAATTGTCCTCGCAACGGTACACCGTGACATCATCGAATATCTAGAACCTGACTGGATTATCGACACGGACCGTGGCGTATGGACTTCCGGGAGGTGGCTTCATCGACCAGACTTGGTATTTAAAGTACAGCCGTGCGACAGGACGCTTTGGGCGCACTTCTCTCACTATCACTACCTCTCCGAGTCGCTCAACCCAAGCGCACGGTGCTACATGGCAACATGGGAAGGGCAGTTAGTCGGATTCGTTGCGACAATGTCGTATCCGTCTGGTTCTGTTCAGAACGCTTTCCGTGAGCACCGCTTGGTGATTCATCCTGACTATCAAGGTCTTGGTATTGGTCCCCGACTATCTGAGGCGATTGCTCAGGTCTACATTGATAACGGGAAGCGTTACTTCTCAAAGACGTCACATCCTAGGCTGGGCGAATATCGTGACCAGTCCAAAAAGTGGAAGGGCACTTCAAAAAACCACATGAAGCGTAAAGACGGACAGAACCTTGACGGAGCACAACGATGGGCAATTGACCCTAACCGTTGGTCTTACTCGCACGAATACATTGGAGAGATAGACAAATGATTGTGGTAGCACTGACAAAAGATGAAGTACGAAACTGCACCGACCTAGCCGTAAACCGCTGGATGATGAAGTTTGGAAGCGAAGACCGACCCAACTATGCCCAAGGAAAGAAAGATGGGAAGTTAGAGTCAGAACTGATTGCCAACATCAGGACAATTGTCGCCGAGTGGGCTGTAGCCGTAGTTTCGGGGTTGTCGTGGAATGTTCCGTTCTACCCGAACAGTATGCACGCTAAGCGCAAGAACATTGCTGACGTCGGACAAAATGTTGAAGTTCGAACTGTCCGAACTCAAGATGGTATTCCCGTGTGGGAGAAAGACGCTGGTAAATATATTGCTGGTGCCCGCGTGGTAGACGTCGAGTATTTTACCGAAGTTGAGGTTTGGGGCTGGGTGAAAGCCGACGATGTCATTGGTAACAATGTATACTGGGATGACTACATTCGTGGGTGGCGATTTCCACTTGACCGTATGACGCCATTCAAAGAGTAGCGAGACTAAATGTCCGAATTCATGCTCCCTGCCGTGACAAGTCTCACGCGAAATCTTGTTGTGAAGCATGTCCTCACCCTTCCTGAAAAGGGAGGAGAGTTTAACCGTTGGTCTGCATTCAACCCGTCCATCTGCGAAGCAGGAGACGGCTCTGGGTACGGGATGACAATGCGGTCAAGCAACTACATATTTGGTGAGCCCAGACCAAAAGTACATCTCACTGTCGGGACATATGTCGAAACCCGCGTATGGTTTGGTCGTCTAACTGAAGACATGTGGGGACTCGAGTCCTATGGTAGAGTTGATGTTCAAGCAGACCCGCCATTGACTCGCGGAGCGGAAGACCCTCGTTTGTACTGGCGCGATGGTGGCTGGGAGTTTATGGCAACAGTCCTCGACAAGCCACATGCCGAACATGGCATTGGGCGTATGGCGCGATTTAGTTTTGATGAACAGTCAATGACTGCTAGAATACAAGAAGTCTACAAAGCGAGAAGGGAACTACGTGTCGAAAAGAATTGGACGCGCACTACTGATGGTAGTAGCGGGTTTGATTTTATATACGGCCCTAACTTGGTCGTCATCAAAAACAAGTTCAAAGAAGTAGCGTCACAGAAAGACTTGCCACCACTCCGTGGCGGAACACAGTTGCTTCCACTCGGAGACTTTACATATATTGCATGTCTGCATATGACACACGACAAGCGAGCAAAAGAGCCCGTGTTTAGCAACAACAGAATGATGGTGCACTACCCCGTCACCCGTCACTACACGCACATGTTTGTTCGCTACAACTCCGAAGGTCGCATCATTGGATTATCCGACGAGTTCCGATTCCAAGACCTCCCTGTCGAGTATGCATCTGGGATGGTTCAACACGGAGACAACTATGTAGTATCGTTTGGAGTTGAAGACAAGTCGACATGGCTTGCTCACATCCCCGTCTCAGACGTGCTGGAGAACATTCGTGACATCACCTAAAGACTACGAATTGCGTGCAATTCAAGGTCGCACCGCAAACGAGTTCCAGATGGTCGGTCACTACCTCCACCGCAAAGCACAAGCAATGTTCGCCTACGGAATGTTCGACGGCGACGAAATGATTGGCTGTGTCATCTTTGGTAAGCCCGCGTCACGCGCGTTGTGCATCGGACTATGCGGTGTCGAAGAGGCGGTAAATGTTCTGGAACTTACTCGACTGTGGATTAAAGACGAAACCCCAAAGAACACAGAGTCACGTCTAATTGGATTCGGACTTCGCTCACTCCCCCGTGAATACGACATCATTGTTTCCTACGCCGAGATTGGTGCAGGACACATCGGGGTTGTCTATCAAGCAACCAACTGGATTTACACAGGAATGTCCGACAAACACGTCGAGTGGCATATTGACGGTCAACCCGCCAAGCACACGCGGCACTTGTTCGACGAATACGGTGGCGTCAACGGTGCAAAAGAACACTTTGGCGCTCGCATGACTCGTGCGGAACGACCCCGCAAGCACCGATATGTAATGTTACGTGGGTCGAAAGCGCGACGGAAAGAGTTGCAGGGTAAGTTGCGATATAAGGTTTTGCCTTACCCTAAGGTAACTGATACAATCGAAGCATGATAAAAGACATGTGGGCACGACTTGCTGGAGCACCTCTCCGTGTAAAAGTAGTCATAGTTCTTGGTGCACTTTATCTGGCTAATCCCATCGACCTCATCCCCGACTTTATCCCTGTCTTGGGACAACTAGATGACGCCCTTGTGGTTGCCCTAGTTATTCGGTACATCAATAAGCATGTGCCTGACTTCAAGTGGGAAGGACTGAGCAGTGAACGAAACACCAAGTAAGCGCGAAAATTACGTCAACCTTGAACTAGACGAGATGAGCGACACGCAAGAGGTTGTCGTCAACATGTTCATCCACGAAGGTGAACTTCGGGAGCAGGACGCCATCTGGGACTTGCTCATCAAGAAAATGCCACCTGTGGAAAAAGACACTGAGTTTATTCGTGGATTTCAAGATGGATATAACTACGCCGTACATGTTATTAGTGAGCGGATTCACGGACCTGTCAAAGTTGAGTATGTGGATGAATACAAAGTCGAAGATGAAATTGAAGAATTTGACATCACCGACATTGACGACCCCGAATAAACGAGGTCGCTAATGGGATTCGACCCAGACAAAAACTACTACCAAAACAAAGTCTACGGTCACGATGGTCCGTACACTCCGCGACAAATTAGCAATGCCCCAGACAAAAAAATTGACATCATGTATAAAGACGCCGACGGAATGAGCAACGGAGAACTAAGTGCCAAAGTTGTGTGGGCAGACGAAGTCGCAATCTACCTTGAACGTGGGGCAGAAGACGACTTCCTAGTTCCGTGGGAAGACATCTTTTTTATTACAATTCAGGGGCTGGAACCCTAGACGCACGAAAATGTGCATCCGTAATCCACAATGACTTGTGGTGCGGAATGACCGCTCCAGTATGCGCGTGAATTTGATATCCCGCGTCATTGATTTTCTCGGCAAACATCAAGTCCTCTGACAGCCAGATGTTGTTTCCAATTGGACCATCTTGGAACCAAACCCAGTCTGCTCCGTGAGTCTCCGAGTGAAGTTCGC